ATAACTCTATCCTCTGAGACTGCAGTACCCAACGCCAACCCGAATTCTGGGTCTCCTTCCAATACCAAGTGTCCAATGCCAAATGTAGCATAGCCAAGGTGATCATTATATATTTCATTTACCTGTCCCTCGTCTATTATTAATTGTTCTCTCAATTGATCTACATCAATTTCTTTATTTCTATTAAATATCATAACTGTTCCTTAAATTGTATCTTTAGCATATGCTTTAATATGAGTTAGTGCACTGGTCGTTGTGTTATATACACAACCCCATATAAAAAGATGTGGCTCGATACTAGTATCACTTACATCATAAGGAAATGTATATGAATTTTCATCACACCATGCTTTTACTATCGATGCATCCGCATGAAAATAAACATCAACGTTTTCGTTTACATTACCCGATTTATCATGAATTCTAGCAAAAAATTCATAACTACAGATAGGTAGTTTATTTTTTATATCTAGCCAAGATATACTATCAACTCTTTCCATTTCTTCAGTTGGTATGACAAATTTTGCCAATACATCTTCCGTTACAGTATCAAATTTTAAACCATACCAACTTTTATATTCTTCGTAACTAGCGCTAAATGTAGTTTTAATACTATCAGATGCTTCACTAAATTCGTAAAATGAAATACTATCATTTGTATAAGGTGGTCTTTGAGCAGTATATTCTGAAACTAAGTTTATAGCATTATTATCGTATGAATCTACTTCATCTGGCCAAGTTGCTTTTAATTTATCAACTATTGCCTTACCTTCATCTGTTGTTACTGCATAATCTGTTCTTGCAGCTGAACCATTCATATAAGCCGTGTCTTTAATCTGTGATTGATCAAGAGCTATATATCTTTCAAGCTGAGTTTTTACAGAACCTACTGTTTCGTGATAACCTTTCAAAGCTAATGATTCTGATAATGTTTCATCTACAGTACCATCATTTTTAAATTCAGATGGTATAACTACACTAACATCATTTGAATCTTTACAGGTAGTGTAAGATGTAGTTGGACTTTCAATATTTTCTATGTGTGTATATGTATAACTCATTATTCAATCTCTATGAAGTATGTTGTTGCTGATGTTCCAAAAAAATCGCCGTGCAGGTTTGACTCATTCCAAGCCCAGTATGCAAATCTATCACTACTGGATGAAGTAAAATTACTTGCAGAAGCTCTATTAAGTGTTTTATCTGGTGTTCCACTATTATTACTTTGATTTTTCCAAAACTTTATTGTTGTCCAACCTGAATTTGAATACGCTTTATTACTACTATTTGCAGTACCAAACTGTAATCCAATTGTTGCTGCGTTAATATTATTTACAAATGTTAATTCTGTACTAGTACTTTGATATGTAAAGTTACTGAAATTTTTAGATCCTAGTGAGGAACCAGGAACATATCCTGATTGAGTAAAATATTGACTCTGAAAATAGCCAGATGTAATAGTTCCAGAAGCTAAGGCTGTAGCTATATCTACCTTTGTTGTACCAAGGAAATCTGAAAACTTTATTTGCCCAGATGATGGTATATTCGGTGTATCGTGTAAAGTACCTCCAGGTGTTCTATAATAATCTGAAAGTGCAACATTACTACTATCTGCTCCACCATACTCCTCAGCAATACCATTATTAACAGTAGTCGATGTTGCTGCACCATAAACTTTTAAGGTTAAACTAGAACCACTCGATGGAGTTCCTAAATTAGTTATATTTGTATTCATTGTACCTGATGAACCTACAAAATAGAAAAATGTATCACCATTTTCAGATGAATCATAACTTAAATCAGTTCTATTAATTGTTACTGTTGTTCCACCATTAATTATTTCTATCTTTGAAAATGTAGCATCGGAATTTGGTACTGATGTTCCATTAAATCCAAGTATAAAGATTTTTACGTTATTTGGTGATGCATCCGGTAATCCCCAAAACACACCACTAATTGTTCTTGTTGTGCTATTATCATCAGAATATGTAGTATCACCTAAGCTTCCAAAATTGGAAGTACTTTGATATCTTCTATTACCAATACCACCAGCTGCAAAAAGAGCAGGAACACCGTGTATGTACGATGTACTAAACATACTAGAATTAAATCCGTAAGCGTCACCTTGCCAAACCGTTCCTGGTGTAAACTGTCCATCACCGATTTCTCGAAGTTGTTGAACCTGTAGGTATGCATCTAAACCTGATGTAAATGTTGTGCTATGTCTTTCAGGTTGTACATTCTGAGATGTATTTGTTCCAGCATCTTGGAGTGCTAATGCTCCACTTGATAGTAATGTCATTACTTAATTATCCCCGATATTAAATCTTCAAACTTTTCTACTTTAGCCACTCTATTTGGCCAGTAAATATATTCTTTTTCAGGATTTTTCTTTAAATTTGAAAGCAAAGGAAGTATAGAATTATATAGCTTATTAAGCTTATCTTCCATTTCTTGCGAAGTAGCAGCTGCCGTTCCAGCTTGTGCTTTGACTGATTGTACTGCTTCTAATTCGTCTTCATCAACGGCAGTAAATCCAAAATCAAAATCTAATAAATCGTTGCTCATAATTTCTCCTGTATTATTATTTATATAATACTATAGATACTATTTATAAAAAAGAAATATTTATGAGTCTGGTTCTAAGTCTTTTTGTTCTTTTATTTGCTTTATCAATTCGATGAGTTCATCGATTGTATTTACATCTGCTTGATTTTCTGTATCAATCTCTACATTAATATTAACTTTCATTTTACCAATTATGAATTATACCGGAAATAATAAAAAAACATGTTATAAAGTTTACTAATACAATAACACTTCTAATACATGCTACAATATTTGCTTCTTTATTTGTTGTTCCAGCTTTTTCACCTAAAGCTTTTGCCCATAATCTCCAATACTTACGAATAGACAATTTTTATACCGCGCCTCACTAATTCATTTCTACATTTTTGTTTAATTTTAGGTTTACCATTAGAACTATTTAAATAATCAAACAATTCTTTTTTAGGAGTACTTTTAATATAAAAATTCTCCATTCGTGTTTTTTTAGTAGCTCTATCCACATGTAATTGTGATGGTTTAAATTTTACAGGCATTTTACTTTCCTTGACCTCTATATTTTTTAAATGATCTTCTTTTATTTTTATTCATTGTAGAAGTATCAGGCCTACGACCTTGACTCGTACCTTTTTTAATTCCTATGTGCTGTTGTGAATATGCACCAAATGCTTTTGCCATTATTCTCCTACTATATGTTTATATATACCTTTCCATTTCCAAAATCTTGGAAATTTATCACCAACGTATGCATTATGACTATGAGCTACAAGTATTGGATTTAAACCAAAATTTTCACCAACTTCAGCGTTTTTAGGTTTATCTTCAATCCACCAACATTCACTATTTGCATACTCTAATAAAGCATCATCTTTATCTGCACCACAACCTAGAAAAATAAAATCATCAAATAATTCTTTTCCAAATAATAACTCTAGGTTTTGTATTCTTAATTTTTGTGCATACTTATTTGTTGATAAAGATGTAATTACATGAAACTTATAACCATGAAACATGTTTAATCTTTTCATATAATATACTGCATCTCTTAAAGGTGGTAAAAATGCTATGGCTGCAGAATCATTAAATTCTCTTACCATGTTTTTACCTTCTTCAGCAGTCATACCAAATCTAGCACCAACATTATATTGTGAATCATCGACAGTTGGTATTCCTTTATGATGCATATATTGAGTAAATGAATACTCCCAATCGCACAGAACACCGTCACAATCAACTAAAATAATGTTATCTTTCATCAATGAAATACCCTCGCTTGACCATCAACAAATAACCAGTCAATATGTACTTGACCTCTAGGATCAAAGTCACCTATTAAATCACAAAATTTATCCCATGATGATATATTGTCATTATCAATCATAAGATTTTTTAATTTTTTATTTTCACCAACATCGACTATGACAATTGATGAACCATCTACGCGTCTACCGACAAAACCATTTACTGGTTTTCTTCTTATATTTTCTAAATTTACTTTTTCCATTTTCACTCCGATCATAATATAGTTATATTATACCATAGAAATGACCTGTTGTAAACAGTTTTATGAAAAAAAGTGCATTTATTTTACTAAAAATTGCGGTTTATAGCATCAATTTTATCTTCTGCATCAGCAATCTTAGCTATTTCTAATTCTATAGTTTCTACAATATCTATATGCTCACCAATTCCAGCAGCATTTCTTTGATATACCATAATATTAGCTTTAGCCATTTCTATTTGACCTTCTAATTTTTTTATTAATGCTTTTAATAAATAATTTAATTCTTTTTCTCTCATCCTACAAAATCCTCTCCTGGATTCCACTCACAACCTGTAAGACCACCAGCTTTTAAAGCCTGCAATGTTCTTAATACTTCATGAGCGTTTCTTCCTGTATCTAGTGCATTGACTGATACATGTTGAATTACCTGTTTTGGATCTATAATATATGTAGCTCTATAACAAACACCTTCATCTTCATTTACAATACCTAAACCATAGCTTAATCCCAACCCGCAATCTGCAGCTAATGGATGTCTTATTTTACCAATTAACTCATTGTCTTTTTTCCAAGCTAATTTACAAAATTCGTTATCACCACTAATTCCTACTACATATGCTTCTGGCATTAACATATCCATACCTACTATTTCTGTAGGACAAATAAATGTAAAATCCTTTGGATAGAAGTAAACTACGTTCCAATCATTTTCTTTTAGACTTACTCTTACAAAATCGTTTTGATCGTCAACACCTTGTAGCGCAAATGATGGAAATACATCTCCCACTGTTATCATTTTATCTCCCAAATAATTTTCTTCTTTTAAATTCTGCTATTGTTTCCAATAACTTTTTTGACCAATTATCTCTATGTTCTATAAAAACCTGCGGTCCCTCATCACCAGCAATTAAAGTAACTAATTGTGTTATTGGCATACCTGTTCTTTCTTCCCACATAATTGCATATGCGGTTTCTTGAATAAAGTAACCTTCGCACCATTTTTTCTTTTTATGCTTTGCTGCTGTTTTATAATCTATGATGGAATTTTTTCCATTCCATACACCGACACAATCAACTCTTCCAGCTACTCCTAAATGATTGGAGTATAGTGGAGCTTCTTGTGCATAAACTTTACTTAAGTTATTATCTATAATTTTTTTAACTTCCAAAAAATTAGATTTTACAACTAAATTTGAATCTTTATAATAATCTTCTTCATTATCAACATATCTTTCTAGAACAGCGTGTACTGCAGTTCCACGTGTACTTGCTCTTTTTGATATTCTATTAGCTTCTTCTTCACCGACTCTGGCTCTCCAAGCTCTAATAGCGTCTTCGCTTAAGATTGATAAAACAGTTGTAATACTAGGATAATTGCAATGATCAGGACAGGCATATGTTCTACCAGTGTCAGTAGTTGTTGCCACCAAGTCAGTATAACCGAGATCAATTGGTTCATGTATAAAGTTTTCCATTTTTATTATGCTTCTTTGTCAATATCCCACTTAATTATATTTTTACCTGATTTTGATGGTCTGTCTGTCCAAAATTTCCAGGATTGTTGTTCATTTCTCCAATTTTGATGCCATCTTGATCCGTTTCTTTCTGCGTCTATAAAAACAGCATTTGTCACTCCTATCGGTATTAAAACACATAAATGTATAATAATACTCAATAAAATATCATATCCAAACCAACCCATGTATAAAGTGGCCAAAAATCCAAAGTATACACTCCATAATATAAACAATACCATTGTAAAATAAAATTGTACACTTGGATCGGGTATAAATCTTAATGGATTATATCTATTATCCATAACTACTCGCCAACAATCAATGGCCCATAAAATTAATCTTCTGTGAAATTCTGGTTTTTTCATATATTTTCCTATTTTGTTTTAATGTTATCTTTCAGTCTTGGTGGTAATCCAGATTTTATTCTATCTTGTACTTCTTTCCAACCCGAACCAGCTTTGTTTAATAATGAACCTTTTTCACTTACTACTCTTGGCGCACTATAAACATATTCTAAATGTGGATTGTCTTTTAAATACTTTTCTTTTTCAGAAATTTTAATCATTTGTGTTATGATTTCTCCTGTATTTTTATTTTTAAAATCATACAACGGCATTAAACCACTCCGGTATTTTTCTTTTTGTCCATTCCATTTTAAATCTTGCCTGTTTAGTTTTATAAAAATTTCTGTATGATTTTACGGCGTCAGTTCCACCAAGTGTATCAACTATACATTCGGGATTAGATTTCATTGCCAATCTAAATGGTGTCATTCCATCTTCTCTATTAATATTAATTGGTAAAGGTTTAAGTAATTTTCTTAATTTATTATCTGTTGAATGTACTTTACCATATCTGTATGTGTATTCATCACATAGCGCAACAAAATGGTTGTAGTGCCAGGTATAATTACAACAGTTTTCGCGAGACCAAACTGTACAAGGATGATTATAATGTACAGCCTTGTACAATTCGTCTTCACGTATATCGTCTAACCTATAATAATCTACCATTCTTTTACCTGATTTTGATGGTCGTCTTTCTTTTACACCATCTAGCATTCTATGTACAGTAGAGAGCATTTGAGCTGATTCAACAATCATTTTTACTACATGTTTGTCGCATTGTTCTTGTGCTGCAATTACAGGATCATAATTTAGTATAAACAAATTCATAGTTATATTATATCACATATATATTGTTTTGTAAACAATTTTATTTGCTAATTTCAACCATATCATTAATGTGTTGTTCCATATAAGCAATCTTTTTTTCCATTTTATATGCTAACACAGACTTTCCTTTTTCCATTAATCTTTTTCGATAGTATATTGCCTCTTTTTTGTCTTTTTTGAGACGTTCCAATTTCTGTAAACTCATATCTATTCTCCATAAGTTTTGTTAATTGTACTATCATAATATAGTTAATATCCTCCTTATTTTTTAATTAAACCTGGAAACGCAGCTTTCACTATAGCTTTTGTAACATATTTGTAGCTAAGGTTTTGATCTTTAGCATTACACAAAAGCTCTGCTTCATCCGGGTGTGACTTTTCTAACATTGCAATAAATAGTTGTTCTCTCTTAAATTTATTTAATTTAGGTGTTACGGCTTGTACAAAGTTACCAAACATTGGATATTCAAACCTTAAAGGTCTAAAATCATCAGCCTGTTTAACTTCTAAGTCGTATTTTTTATAAGGCGGGGTGCCTTCAGGTAAGTCCAACTTTATTGATTCATCAAAAGCAATACGTAATAAATCTTTCAGAGCAGTACAATTATGCTCTTGTAAATACGCTATTCTTTCATCTCTAGTGCCTAATTTATTGACACTTTTTAATATTTCTGATATTAATGGTTTATCCATTATAAAATTCCTCCACAACTTCAATCAAATGATTACATCTTTTTTTAATTAAATAATTTAAAACTCGCATTTTCATAGCTGGTTTTTGTTCGTTATATGTATTTATAATCTTATTTTGTATATCTTCTGGTATTGCTGTTAGGTCAATTAATGTTTTATTTCTTTGATAATTTCTATATTCTTCTGTTGTCATAACATCTTTTAAATTATCTGCATTCTCAGCCCAGTATTCTATTTTCTTTTTAGTCATAGGTGATTGTCTAATTTCATCAACAATAGCGTTATCAGGAGATAGAACATTAGGTATTCCATCGCCTTTATCACCTTTCATAACATGTTCGAACATATACGATCTTGGATTCGAATCTATAACCATTTTTTTCTGTATTGGCGAAAATTGTTTTACATTATTAAACTTTTGTAATTGTATAAAGTCTTTATCAGATGACACAATCATTACTGGTTCATGCTGGCCAAAATCTTGTGTTTGCATAGCGAGGGTACCGATAATATCATCAGCCTCACAACCTTCTAGGTGAATAACTTTGTATGGTAGGTTTTGTTGGATTTCCTCTTTTACTAGGTGTAAAATTCTAAATATTTCATTCCAATCTTGATCAGATTCTTGTCTATTTTTTTTACGGTGCGCTTTATATAAAGGAAAGTAATCTCTACGCCAGGTGTTCATGCCATCAGCACATATAACCATTTGGCCATATTCATCTCTATATCTTTTATTATACATTCGAATACTATTAAGTATCATATGTCTAATCATGCTTTCATCATTAAGTTTTTGCACTATGATGTTAGATAGTGCGATCTGACTATAATCAATTAAAATCATTATATCCCTGTTGGTCTACCAATCTGTCAAACATTGTATCGAGGTCATCATGCAAAAAATGTTTTGCACCTCCCCATCTCATAAACATTGATGATAATAAATTTACAATAACAAACATATCTTTTGCTTCTAGATTGTCTTTATTTCTAAAATCTATATCATCAAACGAATGTACATCATCAAAATTATGTATTAAATCTTCTATCATTACTAAAATTAATTGAGCTACATTGGTACATTCATCAATAAAATCTTCCAATTGAGTTTCTTCATCCATAGCTTCTAAAGCTTTTTCTGCTTCTATATCAGCCATTCTTCTTTCTAATGGAAACATTATAATATTATCTTTTTTTTGCATATATAGCTATATTATACCATACTTTTTGCAAAAAGTAAACAGTTTTTTTAAAAAAAGTTTAAAATGGGGTGCCCAGAGGAACATCAAATCCATCCATAGTAAAGTTCATTGTTTTAACACACTCACAAGTTCGAAATCTAGCGTTTCTTCCTTCACAATATGTAAAAGTACCATGTGGACAAACCAATATATTTGGATCTAATAATGGTTCAGTATAATCACTTGATGGTGTTGCTTGTTGTAATGCACATCCAGAAAAAAACATTGTGCCAATAATAATAACATACTTCATAATTTTTTTAAGTCTCCTTTTCTTTTAAATATTTAATTGTTTGACCACCTATTTTACAAGAAATTATTCCATTATAATAATCATCAGTTAACAATACTTCTCTATCGAACTGTTCTTTAGTTTCTAGATAAGCACATTCACCTTTTGTTTTACATAAATGTAATATTTCTCTATAAAACATATCAGATCCTTGATTTACAACATCTTCTTTTAAATGTTTATTCGAACCGTAATATGTTCTCCAATCACTTTCAATAAGTAACCTTTTACGTCTTTTCCTTGTCTTTGTAATTGGTAGTGTTTTCTTTGACCAAAAGAACTTCTTTCCAACGTATTTCTTGCCTGTGGCTCTGTTCGTTATCAGGTAAACAAAACCGTATACGTCTTCGTGATTGAATTCCTCTGGCGGTTGCCATTCTTTGCCTTGATATTGCCATTCCATATATCCTATTTATTCATCAAAATCTAGTTCATTTATTATTTCTTCAGAGGATCCACAATGTGGACAATATATTTTTTCTGGTATATATTCCTCAAAAAGCATTTTAGTTTCCATAAAACAAAACTCACAACTATGGGTATACCAATAGTCCTGTTCTTGCATGAGCTTCTCCTTATCCTAGTTTTTCTTTCAATTGGTCATAACCACCAATTTTTTCTCCTTCAACAATAATTTGTGGAAATGTTCTAGCAGTTGGAAACATTTCTATCATTTCTTGTCTAGTAAAATCTGTTCCAAATTGAAAGTATTCAAATTCTAAACCTTTTTGTGTACACAAAACTTTTGCCATATCACAAAAAGGACATTGTTCTTTTCCGTATATCGATATCATAATTATTTTACTCCGTTAAAAATTTCATCGCGATCATTAGTAAAGCAATAGTTCCTAAAAATGATGTCCCTACTGCTAATCCAGTAAATAATATTGTATAAAAATTTACTTCAAAATGTTCAGGCTTTTTGCCTACACCAATAAGTAAACTAAAAACATTCTTAAAAAAGGGCATCATTTAGTAGTATAATTGTAAACATTAAAAATAACATAAATATTTGTATTAATGTCGGTAATACAACCATCATTAATAATGGGTTATACTCACCTCTGCTCCAATAATCTTCTTTACGCCATGCCTCAAATTCTTCTGGCGTAGCGTCTCTTGGTTTATTTAATTCTATTGATAATTGTTGAGGATATCTATCGTAACCAGACATTACGTCGGCCGCGTCATCTGAAGCATTACCAATTGTATCTAAAACTTTATCTCTTTTCCATGGAT